GTAAACAATTTTACACTGACGCCAATTACCCATACCAAACAGAAAAGGTTACTTACAAATGAACATATTAACAGTCGACAATAAGTCGTATGACTTAGATCGTCTACCCGAAGAGATTGATGAAGACCTGCGTTATGGAGTACTCGACTATAGTANCCCCGCCGAAGTGGATTATATTTTTGTACCATTGGTGTTCCTTGAAAGTTTCTCATGCCCAGCCGCAGTGTTGCGTATTGGTAAAACAGAAGTGAAGGTACCGTTAGATTGGTCGCTAGTTATTGGGGAAGCAGATCATGGCGAGCCAGAAGTTATCAATGTAATGAGCATTAACGATCGCGGATTTAGTACGTTTGTGTTTAACCCGATCAATGGATACAAGCCAGAATGGCAACGAGTTGAAGTAGTCAACATTTATCAAGAAGTAAAGTGGTATGTTCCCAAGCTAAAGTTTGGACACTTGTTAGCAGTACCTCTTGAAAAAGGCAATGAACCGATGTGTGCGTTCTTTGTCAAAGAAACAAATAAAATTCCAGAAGTGCTTGACTTAAACAAAATTTGGTTTTAAAATACTAGCATGGCTACTAAAAAGAAAGCACCAGCAACCGCAAAGTATCAACTGCCTATTGATCAAGTTATGGCAGCAGTTGATCTACGCAAAGGCGACTACTACAGCAAACTTGAACCAGATGAGCTAAAGTCGCTTAGTACTTACATGGCGCAACGTTGGGGCAGTCAAGTACAGGGTACACAGGACTTGCAAGAGTACTACTTGACCACAGTCAATGACTTGTCTAATCTGGATTACATTGCAGTAGGTAGCAACCACGATGAGATGCGTTGGCGTACTCTTGCATTGTGCGGCATTGGACACAAGATGCGTCACGAATTCATCCCCCCTAAAGGCGCCAAAAAAGACAAGCTGACAGCTTGGTTGATTGAACAGTTTCCGTCAATGGGCGACGATGAGATTGAACTGTTCCGTGCGCTTAATGGTGATGATGTACTAGAAGATATTGCAGTTTCCAAAAACATGGGTAATAAAGATCTTAAGGATTTGTTTAAATAATGATACAGGATTACCAATGTCGCTTCTGCGGGAAGGCATTTACACGTGAGCGTACTTTGAGTAGCCACATGTGTGAACGCAAACGCAGATGGATGAACAAGGACGAGCCTGAAAGTCGTATTGCTTTTAGCGTATGGTTGGACTTCATGAAATATGTAAGCCCTAATACAAAGAAAGAAAAAACAACCGACGATTTCATAAGGAGTGCGGATTATATTGGCTTTATAAAATTTGCTAACTACTTAATTGAACTACGTCCTTTAGAAAGCGAAAAGTTTACAAACTGGCTTTTTAAAATGAGCGTTCGATTAAGCGACTGGACCAAGCCCGGTACTTACCAACTGTATGTGCAAGAAGCTGCCAAGAAGGAAACTTCAGAACGTGCATTAGAGCGTACTATCCTAGCAATGGTTGACTGGGGTACACGAACAAACAACAGTTGGCAAGACTTTTTCAGTAAAGTTGCGCCAGCAACAGCAATGAACATGATAACTATGGGACGAATTAGTCCGTGGATAATTTATTCAGCTGAAGCAGCGCAACAATTATTAGATAGAATGGAACCGGGTCAAATTGATACAATTACCAAGCATGTGGATACCAAATGGTGGATAAACAAAATAAAACAAAACGAAAGCCAGGTAGTGTGGATCAACACACTGATGACGCAGGCATTAGCTACGCAAAACTAGAAGCGCGACTAGAAATTGTGTTAGCACGGCTAGCTGAAATGACTCAGGAAGTGTTGGCTATTAAACAACAACAAGCAGATATATTAAACTTAGTCAAAACAAATTTAAAGAAGAAATGAACTTACCTGACGTAGACATTGACTTTGCAGATCGTGAACAAGTACTGAAACTGCTGCCCCACGTCCCGGCAATGCAACGGTTGCCTAACGGCAACACGCAAAAGCACAAGACTGGTGTGTACTTTCATCCAGTGCCCAGCAATCCGTTTACAGGATGGTGCGACATTGATTACCAGCAAGCAGAAGAATTAGGATTCTTTAAAGTAGACTTGCTTAATGTGAGTCTATATCAAGGTGTTAAAAGTAAACAGCATTTAGATCAACTAGCCAATCAGGAGCCATTATGGGATCTACTACAGCAAGAAGACTTTTCAAATCTGTTATTTCATTTGAACGGGCATGGGGATGTTCTGAAGAAGACTTGCCCTACTTCCGTGGAACAATTAGCTGCCGTCCTTGCTATGATACGCCCGGCCAAACGTTATCTGATTGGGAAATCATGGACTATGATACTGAAGGAAGTTTGGACGAAGCCCAGTAATGGAGACTACTACTTTAAGAAGGCTCACGCAGTGGCTTATGCAGTTGCTATTGTTGCGCAGATGAATTTGATTTGCGAACAGATCAGCTACGGTTAACGCATCTTACGTACCAAACTAATTTGACGTCGTTTGGTACGTTTTGTTATCACATTGGTTAAACTAGTTTGGTGACCGTACAATACTTCAAAGTCTTTGGCACTGTAAGTTTTTAGTGCGTATGTAAAGCGGCGCATAGGTTCTTTAAGCACAATGTTGATAGGAATTAGTCGATTACTGCCCCACCACCATTCGTCACCTTGTTCAATAAATGCAAGTTTATCAGCATCATCTTTTAGCAAGTTGTAGACGTACATAGTTACAACTACATTGTCACTATTTTGAATGATACCTACTAACTCTTTATCACCGTAACTGGCCAAGCTCATAAACGGGAAGCGTTCTAGGAATTCTTTAACTTTATTATCCATCAGCATTACTTAGCATTTTTAAAATCACCGGGCTAATCGCTAAATAAGAGCATGGCCACATTAAACTCAAGTATTCCAACAGCAACATTAAACTACTCTGGCGCCGGCACAGGCCCAAGTGCAACACGTCACGCACCAAGCTACACCGACCAACGTATTGTATGGTTTAAAGGGGTTGACAATATCTTAGATCTTACCATCACTGGCACAGATCGCCGCCCTGTTAGCTTATTACGCCGTGAGCTAACAGTTACAATGTGGGATAGAACTACTGGCACTACTATTTTTAGACGTAGAGCAATGGCCACAGTAGAAGAAAACGGACAAGCTCGTGTAACTGTTTTTGCTCGTGATTTGATGACACTTCCAGTTGGAATTTATTCGTTAGGTGCTACCTTTATTGATAGCAATGGCTTAGAAACTGCACTGACTTGGAACCGTGCCCAGCAAGGTGCATTTGATGTTGAAGTTAAGGATGCAGTTGTACCAACCAGCAGAGTAACGCAAGAAGTTACAACTTGGACAGACACTGACGGCCTATTAGTATCTAGTGCATTTAATGGACCACAGTTCTTTAGAAAAGATACAAGTCTTTTCACAGTGGCATTATACGGCAGCAATTGGACTGGCCGAGTAATTGTACAAGGAACACTAGACGAAACAGTGACCGGAGCCACACTGTGGGGCAATCTGAAGCCACAAGACTACGAAACTCATAATATGGATTTGAATGGCTACACTGGCATTGACCCATACAACTTCTACGCTGGTGTTCGTTGGTTGCGTATCGTAAAGCAAGACAGCCTTTCGAACGCCGGAACCCTTGACAAAGTCCTAATAAGAGTGTAAACTAGCTCTATATGAGCATAGTTGAATCTACATTACAAGCCCACCTACCTGCGTTAAAGCGCAACACCAACGGCTGGTTAACTATGAACTGCCCAGTGTGTACTCAAAATGGACAATTACGTCCAGATACTAAACATCGTGGTGGCATCAAGTTCGAACAAGACCGTGTAGGCTACCATTGCTTTAACTGCGGCTACACTACAGGTTGGAGACCGGGACAACGGCTAGGCATTAAGCTAATCAAGTTCATGCGAGCCATTGGAGTTGATGAAGGAGAAATTCAGCGCCTTAAGATCCAACTGTGGGATCAAGTAGTTGATGACGATGATAACACAGTACACGAACCTTTTAAAAAACCCAATTGGCCAGAAATTGAGTTTCCTTGGGAAATTCAAGACATCACAATTGAAGCAGCCGAGTACTTAGATAGTCGCCAAGTGCTTGAACTGACCGACTGGCTGTCAAGCCCAAGTAGTGTGCAGGGCATGAACAATCGTGCTATACTACCGTTCTTTGATGATGGTAAGTTGGTGGGATACAATGCACGTTGGATCGGCGAAGCTCCTAAGGGCGTTGCCAAGATTATTGCCAGCCGCCCGGCCAGCTTTGTGTTCAACTTAGATCGGCAAAGTCAAGCAAGAAAATATACACTGGTACTAGAAGGCGAATATGATGCGCTAAGTTTAGATGGCGTTGCTATTATGACCAACAGCATTAGCCCCGAACAAGCAAAGATTATCGAAGACATTGATAACGAACCAGTTGTACTACCGGACAGAGATAAAGCTGGCTTACAATTAGCAATGCAAGCAGCCGAGTTGGGGTGGAATGTTAGCTTTCCAGAATGGCCAGAAGGTATCAAAGATGCAAATGAAGCGGTACAACACTTTGGGCGAGTTGCTACGCTACAAAGTGTGATATCGGCGATTGAGACCTCCCCCTTGAAGATTAAATTAATAGCACGCCGCTGGTGTGCATAAAGGATAAGATAAATGGCAGATGATGTAAAAGAATATGGATATGAACTACAAAAACTATTTTTGGATTTCTTAGTTAGTAATAGAGATTTAGCGGCACGATGCCAAAATGTACTTGATCCCGATCACTTTGACCGCAGGTTACGAGGTGCCGCAGAGTTTATCAAGAAGTATGTAAATGAACACGGAAACATTCCGGATATTGTACAGGTCAAGGCAACTACAAATACAGAGCTCTCACATTTAGAAACACAAGCAGTTGAGCACAGCAGTTGGTTCTTAACTGAGTTCGAAGGCTTTGCACGACACAAAGCTCTTGAAAAGGCTATCCTTCAAAGTGCAGACATGTTGGACAAGAGCCAATATGGAGCAGTTGAAAAGCTGATCAAAGATGCTGTGCAAGTTGGACTACCAAAGACCTTTGGTACAGATTACTTTGCAGATCCTGCAGGTCGACTTAACGCACTTAAAGACAATAACGGACAGTTGAGCACAGGTTGGAAGTCGCTTGATGATAAGTTGTATGGTGGCTTTAACAGAGGCGAACTAAACATCTTTGCTGGTGCATCAGGCGCAGGTAAGAGTCTGTTCTTGCAGAACTTGGGATTGAACTGGGCCCGGAATGGCCTAAACACAGTATACTTCTCTTTGGAATTGTCAGAAGGCCTATGTGCTATGCGTATGGATGCTATGCTGTCTGACACGCCTACTCGTGAAGTGTTTAAGAAACTTGAAGACGTTGACCTTAAAGTTCGTATGGCAGGTAAGAAGGCTGGTGTACTACAAATTGTACAGTTGACAAACGGTATTACAGCAAATGATATCTTATCTTGGGTACGTGAATTTCAAACACAGCGTAAGATCAAAGTTGATGCTATCTTAGTTGACTATTTGGACTTGATGATGCCTGCAGGACAAAAAATCAGCGTTAGCGATATGTTTGTTAAAGATAAACTTGTTGCAGAAGAATTGCGTAACTTGGTTGTATCTGAACAGTTGTTGTTGGCAACAGCTAGTCAGTTGAACCGTAGTGCTGTTGAAAGCGTGGAGTTTGACCATTCGATGATTGCTGGTGGTTTGAGTAAGATTCAAACTGCTGATAACGTATTTGGTATCTTCAGTACGCCCACAATGCGTGAACGTTGTATGGTACAGTTACAGTTTATGAAAACTCGTAGCTCTGGCGCAGTTGGGCAAAAGATTGACCTAAGCTTCAATCCAGACACGTTGCGTATCAGTGACATGGATGGCGATCAAGCAAGTGGGACTACCAAGCCAGGTGATGTGTACGACAAGTTAAGACGCAACACAATGGGCACAGCAATTAATACCGGTGCTCCTGCATCTACCAAATGGGAAAAGCCGCAGGCCAAAGAAGGATTTGAATTGGGCGGAGCATCAGCTGGCCCGTTGGACGTGTTGTCTGCACCTTGGGCTGATGATCAAGACGATAACAGTGTAGCAGTCGCAAAAAAGCCCTTAACTGCACCAGTTGCTAGTAATTCTAACAGAGATGCACTAAGGGCTATTGTGAGCCGTGAAATTTAATTA